AGTATCTAATTAGGCAACGCAATAACTTTATGGACTCATATGATTTTATCTATGTTGATGCAGACCACACCGCAGTTAGCGTATTGCTAGATGCAGAACTTAGCTGGCCTCTACTAAAGTCCGGTGGAATTATGGCCTTTGATGATTACACTTGGGGTCGCCACCTTCCACCATCTAAGACACCTCGCCCTGGCATACTCCTATTTACTGAGCGACACAAGGCTGAGATAGACACACTAGTTATCAACGATCAGTACTGGATTAGAAAAAAATAATCTGTTATACTTCTGCTACTGCACTGGAAGAACCAGTGTGAGTGCTGGCAATAGCCCTTACGGTTCCTATCCCGTAGGGGTTTTTGTCTTTTAGAAAGTAGAAAGCCCCGCCAGGAAGGGTTGGCAGGGCTATCTTTATAGTGATCGGAGAGAGCCGATCAATGGTTAGATACTATCAGTAATACCTTGAATGATCCACTCAACTACTGGCACTGCAACTGCGTTTCCCATTTGTTTATATCTATGGGTATCAACTTGGTCTGCTGTCCAGCCATCAGGAAATCCTTGTAATCTTTCACACTCAAGAGGTGTAAGTCTACGCACCTGAGAACCTATATTCACTGATTGACCCCTATCACTCATTGGATTTGCTGGTAATGTATATGCAATTTCACTAACTGAAACATTTGGATTACTTCTATCCCCACTTAATTGAAATACAACAACAACCCCGTGTCTAGCCTGACTACTAGCCGTTAATGTATAACTAGGTTTATTAGCTTCAAAGAAACCTGAACCCATTGGACCAGCAGTATCTTTTCTTCCAATCATAGCGCCGTGCATTGAATAGGCAATAACATTTTCATTAGTTCCCATTTTTTTCCACAACGAGTTTATTTTCTGCGACATACTGGTTGCCTACCCCCTTATAGTCTCGTGCTTGTAATGTTCCAACTATTGGATTTTCAATTACAACGTGTCCATTATCAGCATCTTGATTTACTACTGAACCGTGATGATAAAGCTCAGCAGGAATCGTATTGGCTATTGGTTTGCCGCTTGCAAGGTTAACGCTTCTAACAACGCCGGTGGTAGTGTCTTGCCGCGTTTGTTTGCTCTGCGTAGTATTCCTTCGCAAGCCTTCGGACTTAAATAATACTTCTGCTGCACTGAGTCTGTCTCCAGCACGTCTGCCAACGATGAAGACACGCCTTCTCCTTTGGGGAACTCCGAAGTGCTGAGCATCAAGCACCCGCCAAGCGAGGTTATACCCGATGTCGGCCATCGTTCCAACGACCACTCCAAAGTCTCTTCCTTTGTTAGAGGTAAGAAGACCAGGGACATTTTCAAGGATGAACCACTCAGTTTGCGTTTCTTCAATAAGTCTTGCAATTTCCCAGAATAATCCGCTTCTTTCTCCAGCAAGACCACGCCTCTTTCCAGCCACGCTAAGGTCTTGGCAGGGAAATCCGCCTGTGATAATTCCTCTATTAGGTTTAAATCCTGCTGCAATTAAATCACTTCCTTTCACATCTGTTATATCGGAGAACTGTTTAGCATTAGGGAAATGCTTAGCCAATACCTTTTGGCATTGCTTATCTATCTCAACATTAGCTACAACATCTACGCCATTACGTTCCATAGCCAGGTCAAAGCCACCAACACCAGCAAAGAGGGATACTCCTGTTAATTTATCCATTAGTAATGGTGTGGGCTGGTGTTAAGCCAAAACTTGTAGGCTCTACAAGGTGTGTGGTGTCTCTTAGAAATGTATTTAAGACCTCTAAGGATTTGATATTCGCTTCTGCTATCTTTCTCTCCAAGCAGTTGAGCAATTCCGTAAGCTGAACTACCTCGTTGGTTGGTCGCATAGTTATCAAACCTGCTCTCACGGGTCCAAAGGGACTTAAGGCACTCCCACTCTCTTCCTTTCCACCCGAAACCAGCCTGAGCGTAATCTTGTGCGAGCTTTCTATTGCGATCTTTCTCATCTTGTGTCGCCTTCCTACTCTCTATTACACCATCAGGTATTCTACCTAACGGTGGTGGAAATAATTTATCTTGACCCACTATCAGTAGACTTAGTGTTGCCATCAAGATCAAGCCATTTCTTACCCATACTTTCATCAACTTTTTTCTCCTGTTCCAAGTAAGTGCGATAAACATATGGATAGTCATTGGCTAAACGAGCCAACGCTCTGTCCCTTGCTCTTCGATAGTTTCTCTTGCGAACGGCCTGAGAAATGGCCACTTCTATTCTTCTCTCAACCCTGCTCAATTACTCCACCTTTCCATACAATTTGCAATAGTAGATAATACAATAGAAGTGATTTCAATCTGCTCTGAAGTCGCTCTCGCGTCCTCGTCATCAGTAAGCCACTCTTGCACCCATATTTTACTATCTAATGGACTATTTCGGTACCATTTTAAGGCCTCTGACGGGTTTTCTCCGCCCCATATAGCTATGTTTTGAGCGTCTGATACCTCGTAAAATATCACTCTCTTTAATGCGCCATTACGTAGTTCTAATACATTACTCACTTGCTCTCCTTCTCTCTCATTACTCTCTTATCCTCGCACTCTGAACAGGTGTCTGACCGGTATTCCACTTGGTCAAACTCAACATCACACTCATTGCAATTAATTAGCTCCTCGTAACCACCATTTAAAGCAAACTCATCTCCCTCTAAATAGCGTGGATCAGGCATTACTCTCCTCCTGGTTTCTTTTTAGGTCGTTGATAGTGGGCTGGTCGGTGGTCAATTCAACCAACTCCTCAGCTAAAATTATTAATTCATTTATTAAATCACTCATTTATTCTCTCCCTTGTGAGCGCATTGGTTTACCGGTATTAGACAATCTCCACACATAACTGATGTATCTTTCACTATTTCACCTCTACAAAAGTCATTCTATAGGCGTTTACTTTTGTTTCTTTACGAACTTCTTTACAATCTGGACACCAGCATTTGCGAACTCTCAGATTGCTATCACTTGAGATACAAATTGTGTCTAAACAGTATTGGCTGCAATCACAGCCCTGGCTATCTATCTTCATTGCTCTTCCTCCTTATGTTTAAGGTTTTTATGGGCAATATATTCACTAGCCGTAGCGAAAAGATTAAAACATTCTTCACATACTTGAGTAGTCATTCTCTTTCTCTCCTATCAGTAATTAAGGTAGAGCGTTTACTCTCCCTCTCTCCCACCTGTAAGTAGGATACTACACCATTCTCCCCCACCTGTGGATAGAATGGCACAGTAAACCACCAAAAGCTGGTCCTATTTGTACCTTTTGTCTGGCTTAACTTTCGCAATCGTGCCCGTATGTCCATTCATTGGCATCGTTATCGTCTAGTAGATCAAATACGCGGCTACATTCCACGCATCTGGCCTTAGTTGAAATCTTCATTGGTTAACCTCCTTTCTTTCTAGCCGTCTCACTCTCTCCATTCCTTGCCGGTGGAATCTCTCTAACTTGTCCAATCCGATGGCTACAGCGCCGCATAGCCACAAAAAGGAGAAGAAGATTAAGGTGAATTTGATGTAATTCATTAGATTGCCTCCTTATTGAATTGACCGGTGAAAGATAACTTTAAAATATAGGCGCGGTTATAAGCAATAAAGTCTTCTAATGCGCTTATGGTTTCAAAATCCATAACCTCATCTTTAAGGATTCTGGATCTGTCCCATTGATCTACGATTGTATATTTTGCTTTTAACATTTGGATCTCCTATCAATTATGAGGGCGGGTTGCTCTCATTGGTGTAATGGTAAGGGACAATCCCCCATCAAGTCAAGCATTGAATTACCGGTGTCTAACCGCTCATTACCACCAAAACCAGCTAGACACGCCCGACCGCGGGGTAAGGGGTCAAGTGCTACTTGAGGGTTTGCACAATCAATTCAAACCGATGGAATCTGATCCAGATCTATGCGCCGGCGTTAGCCGACAGTTGAAGAGCGCCAGGGCTAGCAGTAGGACCAGGGCTGTCCAGGGCTGGCAGATCGGGGAAGATTAGTTAAGGAATATCCGCCGTTTTGGTAGTAGTCAGCCTATTCCTACCTAATACCCCAACAACTGCCACCAACTGCTGACCAATCGCTACCAATCAAGCCCCACCGCCCGCCAAACTAACCCCCCTATGCTTAATCTGAAATGTGCACGGGGTATATACCCACAATAAAAATATTTGCTAAAGTGAAGCTGGCAGTTGTATAGCCCGATATGTCCGTTTTGCCCTAGTATGGTTGTGAGTTACACCACATTTATAAAGATTTTTTACTAGAAAACGGGAAATGGAGTTAATTTCCCGCCTTATATATAGTAGGGGAGTAAAACG